GGCATCGAACGTGGTCCACGCCGCGCCGTCGTAATACAATGGTGCGTCGCCGGCGTCGTTGACCGCAATCAGATGATCGCCGGACAGGTTCGACAACTGCGTCGCCGCATAGTTGCCGCTGTGCTGGCCGGATTTGACGACCAGCGGCAATCGCTCGGACACGTCGAACAGAATAGTCGGCTGCGCCGCGAACATCCGGTGAATGTCATCGCCGGCGACATACTCGAACGCCGACACGATCGGCTGGCGAATCGGGCTCGACAACGGCGGCACCGGCGCATCCCATTGCGAGATGTCCCACTCGCCCTCGTCCCAGGCGTCGAGCCCGTGCAGATCGCACCACACGCTGGTGCCACCGCGCAGCTTGACGCCACGCAAGGTCGATACCCAGTTGTCCTGCACGATGGCGCCGCCGGGGGCCATGTAAGCCTGGTTCTCGCTCTCGATAATGCCGCGCGTCGGCGCCGCCAGCGTCGTCGTCTGCAGGCTCTGCGCATATTGCGCCGGCACCGGCTGGCGGCGAAAGGCGGCATAGGTGCTCATGCTGCGCTGCTCATGCTGCACTGCTCATGGCGTCGGCAGCGGCCAGGGATAGGCGATGGTGGCGCTGACCGTGGACGAGATCGGCACCCCGCCGATCAGAACCGGCGCCGGCTGGTCGTGGCCCGCCTTCATCGCGAACGCATCGAAAAACGTTCCCATGTCCTCCGCATAGGGTGAACCCTTGTTGCTTTTCCATTTCCAGATCATGTTCAACTTCAGCAGCCGCTCGTCGAGCACGTAGCTGTCGTCGTCCGCCATGAACCGGTCGAGGCGCGCGCCGGCCGTGTTTTTGATACACAGATTTGAAATGTAGCCGAACGTTGCGGTCATGCCGGCGCCGAGCGTCGGCTGGATGTGCATGCGATCGCCGAGGATGATGTAGGAGCCGCGGCTGTCCCAATAGGCCGTCGCACTGCGCCGCAGCCACTCATCGTAGCTGCCGATGAAGCGCAGCGGCACCAGCGCCGATAGCGACGACCAGACATTGCCGTTGAGCAGCATGCGCCAGAAATCGGCCGGCATGGCGAAGTCGGTGGCGACGCCATCCCCGGTCAACGTCGCGGTGCCGGTCAGCGCCGACCAGTCGCGGGTATCGCGCGCCATCTGCTGCGCCATCTCGTTGGCGCAGGCCAGCATTTCCTGCTGCGTGCGCTGCGCATTGAGGCTGCCGAAGATGGTCGTCAGGCGCTCGACGCCGACCACCTCGCAGACATCCTGCACGACGCTAAGCAGTGACATGCGCTATGCCGCCTTCGTGGTGGCGTCCTCGGCCATGCGCTTGAGCACCTTTTGCGACAGTGCCCCATGCGGCGCATGACCGGTGCGCTCGGTGATGTACTCACGCAATTGCTCGACGCTCATATCGTCGAAACTTTCTCGGGGACTTTCCTTGGGCGCGCTCTTGAGCGCCGCATTGTCGTCCTCCAGCACGCGATTGCGCGCGCGCAGCGCTTCCAGCTCCGCCGCCGCTTCCAACGCCGGCGCGCCGTGCCGGGCCTGCTCGATGTAAGCCTCGGCCTGATTCTTCAGCTCGCGTCCGCCGGGGCCGAGGTTTTTCAATTCCTGCCCGTCGATGTGCGCCAGCGCCTCGGCGGTATAGATGTTGAGCCCGCGCAATTCGGCGCGCCGCGCCGCCGTCAGGAACGGCACGAATTCCAACGGCGTACCGGTGCGGGTCTGCGCGGTTTGCGCCGCGAATTGCTTGTACTGATGCGCAAACCGCTCGGCGTAGGTGATCGAACGCTCGCCGCCGCTGTATAGATCACGCTTTTTCTCCGGGCAGAACGCATGCGCCGGGAATATCTTGACGTCACGCGATCCGGGCTGGCGGATTTCGCAGAGCTCGACGTCGTCGAAGATCGGCCGGCCTTCCTTGAGGCTCTTGGCCGGATTTTCCTGCGTGCCGTTCTTGAACAGCACGATCAGCACACTGTCGGGGTCTTGCAGGATCGCCATTCGTTCGCTCCGTCACTTCGAGAAAACCGGCGCCGGAAGGGGGCAGCCTTTCCAGCGCCGGCCGCAGCCGCGTGGGAGGAGTGGCAGAAGAGCCTACGCGGCTGGGTTAGAGTCCTCGGTTGCGGCCTCGCGGCCGTCGCATTCTTCATCTGCCGCCACACGGGCAGCGATTGCATCCTCTTTAGTGGCGAAGCGACCAAGAAAAGTCTGCTTGCCGCCGATATGTTTCCACGCTTGCCAACAGTCTCTTTCAACGTCCCAAGTGACGCCGTAGACACCGCTTTTAGTGTTGTGGGCAGATCGCTTATCTCTGGTGCTTTCTGTACGTCCGTGATTTGGGTGAAACCCAAGTACTGCTTCGTAGTGCTTGCGTATCGCAACAGCCTCTTCCTTGCTGTCAAAGGTGCCTAACCAAATATGAGCAGTCCATTTTTGCTGGCGCTTACTGAATGTCACGCCATGGCACCCAGACGTGTTAGTGCTCCTCAAAGCAAGGTTACGTAAATTGTCAGAACGCGTTCCATTACGTAGATTTGACCATTTATTATTACTTCTATTGCCATCGATATGGTCGATTTCAACCGGGTCGTTTCCGGTCATAATCTTGTATGCAACACGATGTGCGAGCATCGCCCGGTTATTATGATTGATATAATAATACCCATCAGATTTTAGAGATGCTGCCGGCCTGCCGGCAAAATGACTATTCCACTGATTACAGGAATGCTTCGCAGAACGCGGCCGTTTAGCCGAGTTTCCAGACTTGAACATCGCCAAAGGGCGAGGCCTCCAGCGAAATTCCCCTGTTTCAAAATCGTATTTCAACACCTGATCTAGTTCCTCTTTCGAGGGCATGGATCGCGCTTTCATTTCAAGTCTCCGGTCTGGTTTGGTTAACCAGACCGACTAACCAGACCGGAGCCTCTCCGTCAACCCGTCATTGCCTGCTCAAGTTCCAAATATGGCTTATGCAGCAGGATTAGAGTCGTAAAACCTCCAATTATACAGTGGGTTAACTTGGGTCAGCTCCCCGGCCCACCCTATGAACTGAGCGATAGCGTCCTTATCGATGGGCATCTGCCCATCCCCATCGAACAGCTTGTCGAAATTACGATTGGGGTGATAGCGCAGCCGCAGTGAATCGGTGTTGAGCCCGAACGTGGTGTTGGCCGGCATGTTGGAGCCGATGCCGCCGTCGAGCACGATCTCGGCGCGCTTGCCGCCGCCGATATATTCCAGCGCGGAAAAGCCAAGTTGCCCCAGCGAGGTTTCGTTGGTCTGGCGCTGGATCGCCACTGTCGCCGCGTCATAGGCCGCGTAATGCTCCGGCGACATCAGCAGCAGATCGGCGTAATCACGGCCGCGCGATTGCCGCGTCATGATGGCATTGAGAAACGGCCGTATCGTCGCCGACGTGACCTGCGTGCCGATCGTCGCGTTGAAGCTCTGCGCGTCGAAAACCTGCGTGCGCCAGATGATGGCGGTGCCGCGATCGATGCCGCCATAGACGCCCGAAGTATTGACGATCGGAACCGCAGTGGCGAGGCCAGTGATCTGCTTGCCGCCGTTGGCGGTGCCGTCGCTGTAGATACCGGCGTCCATGGTGTCCTCGAGCGCCCGCTCGGCAGCGTCGATATAGGCGTCGTAGACGTCGATCAGTTGCCCTTCGCCCTCGTTGTTGAGGATTTCCTGCATCGACAGAACGATCGGCACGACGACGAACTTAGGACTAAAAAACGCGTCGTTGAATAGGTCGATCGCGGGATTGAGCAACTGATCATAGCCCGAGTACCATTGCGCATTCTGCTTGCCGATCTGCAACGTCTGGCGGATTTGCGGACCGTGATAGGTCTGCCACAATCCCTTGCGCCGCATGACCGCCAGCAGCGCGTTGTTGTTGCTCACCAGGTCCTGATAATCGGCGGACCGCTCCTCCAGCGTCATCGATAGAATCTGCTGGTAGGCGGCATTTGAAGTGATATTGGGCATTTTGTTCGCTCCACATGCCGATGCCACCAGGCATTGGCGAAATGAGAAAGATCAAAGCGACCCATTGGCCTTGCGAATGGCAGCGGCAATGACGTCGCGGCGATTTGACGGCTTGGCGCCGGCGCGGCGGGGCGCTTTGCCATTCGACGGGGCAGCGCTGGGAGCACCAGATATGGAACGGTCGACGGTGCGGGTCTGAGCCGCGCCATTGGGACGGGTCTGAGCCGTCACTCCGTTCGGTCGCACGTTCGGTTGCAGCAGTTGCGCGCGCTGGTAAGCCTGTTCGAGGCCGTGACCGGCGCGCAATTCCTGCACGACGACATCGCTGAAGCCGGCTTCATCAATCCGCGGGTGAGTCTCGGCGAACCGGTCGACTCCCCGTTTCGTTTGATTGTACCGCTGGCGCTGCTGCTGTCGATTATGCATATGCTGCAACGCAGCCGTCAACTGCGTCACCTGCTGGGTCAATTGCGCAATCTGCGCATTGTGCGCGCTGGTGACGTTGCCGGTCTGCGTCAGCGCATGCTGCTCGGGCGTGCGCGACAAAACGTAATGCGCAATGTCCGGTAGCGTAATCTGCTGCCCGTCAGCGGTGCGCAGATTCAGGTTGCGCACCAGCACATCGAGCCCGCCAATCGGGTCCGAGCGCAGCTTGTTTTCCATGCCGACATAGTTGCCGAGCGCGCGATCGAGCGTGGTGCCGTGCGAGCGCGCCAGGTCGTAATACGGCTTGATCGGTTGGAATGCCTCATGCGTCGCCTTGGCCCGCTGATAGAAATTGCCGAACTCACGGTGCATGCGATGCACGTCCTCGCGCACGCTCGCCGGCGCCGCGTGCCATTCCGCCTTGGCGGCGGGGCTCATTCGCCGTAACGGCTCGCGGTACGGGTCGGCCGCCGGTAACGGGTTCTGGGGCGAAGGGTTTGACCCAGATGGGTCCAAGGGTTGGACCCTCCCCTGCCTCGCCTCGCTTTCCTTAGGCGCAAAATGCCCGTGCTCGCCGCGCTCCACCGGCCGCTGCCGCAGATTGAGCGGCGGCTCGTTTGCGGTTTTGGGCTGGGGCTTCTCGGCCTTGGTCGCGACTTTGGGCTTGGCCTGCTCGATCGGCTCGGGCGGCTGATTGTGCCCGATGCGCGCCTTCGCCGGCGGCAGCTCGACGCCCTCCCGCGACTTCGCAAACGCCCGCTGGATGGCTTCCCGCCGGCTTTCCGGACGGCCGTGCGACGTCGCCTCGCCGGGCGGCCG